AAAAATGATGAAATCATTACATGAAGTATCATATAGAGAATATAAACAAGATCCAACATCAACACCACAACAAAAAGTTAACCGAGGTATAATGCAAGTTAACAAAATGTTAGGTGAAATAGAAAAAATTGTAAATAATAATTTACGATTAAAAACAGAAACGGGAGTCCAGTCTGGACATTTTTGGAAAACAACCGGTAATAGGTTTAGAAAAATTAATGAAAGAATGTTAAGAGTTGCTCACCGCTTAAAGGAGCTATCACAATGATATTAAATCGATCCTGGCAACAATTTGTAAAGGCTAAAGAAAATAAAGATTTAACTTTAGCTGAACAAAAAAGAAAATATGCTAATGAAAGAAAGCGATATGAAGCACATGAAGCATTTTTAAATGCAGGATTATATAATAAGGGATAAAAAATGGATAAACAATTATTAGTAGATTACGCAGTATTTGAAGTATCACCTCAAGCAATAAATGAATCGTTAAAACAAAATAATGGTAAACTTGTTGTTAAGGGAGTATTACAAAGAGCTGAAGCAAAAAATCATAACGGTCGTGTTTATCCAAAAGAAACATTAATGAGAGAGGCAAACAAATATGCTTCTTCATTTATTAAAGAAAGACGTGCATTAGGAGAATTAGATCACCCAGATTCATCTGTAGTTAATTTAAATAATGTATCTCATAATGTATTAGATATGGGTTGGCAAGGTGATGATTTAATGGGTACTGTAGAAGTATTAAGTACACCAGCTGGAAATATATTAAAAGAATTATTTAAATCAGGAATTAAATTAGGTATTTCATCTAGAGGTATGGGTTCAGTAAAAGAAGTAATGAGTGAAAACGAAACTGCATTAGAAGTTCAACCTGATTTTGAATTAATTGCATTTGACTTTGTATCAAATCCATCAACTCATGGAGCATTCCTTTCTCCAGTAAATGAATCAAAAGGAGGTATTGCTACTAATAAATTTAGCAATATAGAAAAAATAATAACTGATATAATAACGGAGTTTTAATTATGGCACTAGAAGATAAACTATCAAATTTTGGTCCTGTTAATAAAAGAAATCAAAAAGGTACTGGAAAACAGGCAGAAGATTTACTTGGGTTTGACGGAGGCGATAATAAAGGTGTTGGATTTGTACCAAGCCAATTAGGACCTGCACCACCACTAGGAAAGCCTCAAGATAAATTTGGAGGAGAGGGAGATAGAAGCTTACCAAAAAGCCCAGGTGAAAGAGCATTGGAGATTAAATAATGATTAGATTAGCAGGTATAGCATCAGCATTTCAAAAACCTTTAAAAGAACAAGAAGAAGGTTTTGATTATAATTATTTTAAAGGACAAGTTGATTCTTTGTCAACTACTTTAATGGAATTTGAACAAGAACTTTCAACAAACTTAGAAACAATAGCAGATGATCCAGCAGCAATGGGATCAGTATCTGCCGGTCAAGCAAGAAATCAAGCTTCAAGGTATATAATAGGCGCGGAAAGGCAATTAGAAAATTTATCAAAAATGTTAGATAGATTAGAAAGAAAGGGAGAATTTTAATGAATAAATTTGAACAACAATTATCAAAACATATTTTAAATGAAAAATATTTAGGTGAAACAGAAAGACCGGAAATGACAAAAGAAGACAAAAAGTCTTTTTTAGAAGCAGTTGCTAATTTTCATAAGTTAGGAGAGATGGTATATTCTAATGCTAAACTACAAGAAGTTACTACAACATTAAAAAGCGTTATGGAACAGGCCGAAAAAGTAACAATGAAAGAATCAGAACATTGGTTTGATAATGTTACAGTATCTCGTCATATGAAACAAATGAATGAAGCAATGAAAGTATTTGAAAAAACAGCTGGCGAAATGAATGGATTACAACAAAGGCTAGAATCTGCATATGAAGATATGGGTACTGTATTAAATAGATATTATAAAATAAATGAAGCATTATCAGAAGATCAACCAATTGGTTTAGACACCGGAGCGATTACAGGTGAAATATAAAGTTGCAATACCAGAATCATTAATAGAATTTATAGCTGAACGCACAGATCCAACATTATTAGAAGGATGGTGTGGATTATTCTGTAGAGGTAAAAGATGGGTTAAAAAGAGGATTGATAAAGTAGCTGCAAAAGCTTTTTGAGAGTATAATTAGGATAATTGAAAAATATTCTTTATATTAATATTAATTAAAATAAGTTATATGAATAAAAATCAAAAACATCATGAAAGTATTACTCCAGGAGTAGGAGTTAAAGTTGTAAAAACAAAAAGATATCCTGACGGAGATGTTGAATTTGCTTTAAAAAAATTAAAAAAAGAAGTAAAGTCATCTGGTAAATTAATAAAATTAAAAGAATTGCAACAATTTACATCAAAAAAGGATATACAAAGACAACAAAAAGATAGAGCACGTTATTTTCAACAACAGGCCTCAAAAGAACTTCTCAGTTCATAAATTATTTTTTTCTTAAGAATTTTGGTTGTTTAACATGATCGTACAATATATATAATTGTTAACGATACAGTATTCTAATATACTGTCACTCAATTAATTTACTAACGAGTTTAAATACTCAATTCTATTAAGGTTCTGAATAACCTTATTTCCAAATTAAATAAGAGGAGAAAAAATATGGCAAAAACAGATTTGCTTAAAGAGGCAATTGCTGACGCGAAAGCGGTAAGAGAAACAGCACTTGCTAACGCAAAAATTGCATTAGAAGAAGCTTTTACTCCAAGAATCCAATCAATGTTATCTGCTAAATTATCAGAAGATGATATGGGAGATGACATGCCAGTTGAAGAACCGGCAATGGATGAGGGAGAACATGAAGAGCCAGCAGAAACTAATGGCGACGGAATGGATGCTGCAGCAGGCGCGCCTGTTGATGAAGGCGAACATGAAGACGACAGTATGGAAGAAGGCGAGCATGAAGAAGATGGAATGGATGAAGATCTTGAACTAGAAGCTATTTTAAGAGAGCTTGAAGGTGATGATAAAGAAATGGACGAAGATATGGAAGATAAAGAAGAAGTAGAAGAAGCTTCTGATTCATCTGATATAGGAAAAGGTGACAACAAAGTTGATGTTGCTGATTCAGGCGACGAAGATGATCCTGGAAAGGGTAAGCTAGTTGCTGAAACAGAAGACAAAGATGATGTTGACGAAGACGTCGATTTAGATGAAATTATCAAAGCTTTAAGAGAAGGTGAAGATGAAGATAAAATGGACGAAGGCGAAGATGATGAAAAGAATGAAAATTACACTGCAGGTGTAGATGACGGAGCTGCTTCTAAAGATCTAGAAGAAGCTTATAATGTTATCCGATTCTTGAAATCTAAAATTAACGAAGTTAATCTTCTTAATGCAAAATTATTATTCTCAAATAAATTGTTTAGAAATCATTCATTAAATGAATCTCAAAAAATGAAAGTAATTGAAAACTTTGACAGAGCTCAATCATTGAGGGAAGTTAAATTAGTATTTGCTACATTATCTGAGTCATTTGTTATGAATGGTCAAAAAACAAAAAGAACAATCAAAGAAAGCTATGCTTCAAAGCCTAGTAAGTCAACTGCACCTAAAAAGGAAGTAATTTCTGAAGGTAATCAATTGGCAGCTAGATGGAAAAAGTTAGCTAATCTTTAAAATTAAAAAAGAGGAGAAAATCTCATGAATATTAATTCATTATTACCTCATGATGCTCAAGCCAACCAAAATGCTGTTGCACTTCAATTAGAAAAGAAGTGGGAAAGAACAGGTCTTTTGGAAGGAATGGACAATGAGGTTGAAAGAAAAAGCATGGCAGTTCTTTTAGAGAACCAAGCCAAGCAATTGGTAACAGAAAACTCTTCAGTAGGTGGAACAGGAAATGAGGAATGGTCAGGTGTAGCTTTACCATTAGTAAGACGTATATTTGCTGAAATAGCTGCTAAAGATTTTGTTTCTGTACAACCAATGAACTTACCATCTGGTCTAGTATTTTATCTAGACTTTAAATATGGTACAGCTCAAGGAACTACAGGATTTGCAAATGGTGCAACAGGTAATGACTTCTTAACAGGTCAAGCTGTTACATCTCAAGCTGATTCTGTATTTGGTGTTACAAATGATGGCGCAAGTGGAACTAGTGTAGGTTCTGGAACAGCTGCTACTGAAGGTCTTTATGGCCCAGGTAGATTTGGTTATTCTGTTAACGATGTTAGTAAAGTATTAGATCAAGGTGATGGCGATATGATGTCTGGTTCATTTGATCCATTTACTGGTGTATTTACTAATCAATTAACTAAGTTAACTGGACCACAATTTGATAAGTTTACAAACTTTAATGCAGAATTTTCAGCATCAGCTGTTAATGGCTCAAAAAATTATCAAGTTGTTGCAGTAGCTACTCATGAATTGGATAAAGATGGAACTGCAGGTACAACAAATGCTGACCTTAATGGTGCAAGAGCATTTAATATATCTGGTTCTGGTATTAACGGTGTTATACCTGAATTTACAAGAGTTGCAACTCCAACTGGTGACTTTACTGATGAAGCAGTACTATTCTTAGTTGAAGTAGATGCAACACCAGATATACTTACTGATAAAACTAAAGATGATGTAACTGTTGTTTATCATAAAGCTCCTGGTGCAACTACTAGAGGCGACTTTGAAGATACTACAGGTGGTAACTTAACTGATTCATCAATATTAGATATTCCAGAAATTAATTTACAATTAAGAAATGAAGCAATTGTTGCTAAGACTAGAAAGTTAAAAGCTATTTGGTCTCCAGAATTTGCTCAAGACTTAAATGCATATCATTCAATTGATGCTGAGGCTGAATTGACTTCTATGTTATCTGAATATGTTTCGCAAGAAATTGATTTAGAAATATTAGACATGTTAATCCAAAATGCTCAGACAACTGAAAGATGGTCTGCAAAAATTGGTTTTGAATTTGATGGCGGAACAAATGCATTTGTTCAATCAAATGCAACTGCTCAAGCATACAACCAAGGAACATGGTTCCAAACTTTAGGTACTAAAATACAAAAAGTTTCGAACAAGATTCACCAATTAACATTAAGAGGTGGAGCGAACTTCCTAGTATGTTCTCCAACTGTAGCAACTATTCTAGAATCTATTCCAGGATATGCTGCTGATACAGATGGTGATCAAATGCAATTTGCAATGGGTGTACAAAAAGTAGGTGCTATTAATAATAGATTCCAGGTTTATAAGAATCCTTATATGACTGAAAATACTATATTAATGGGATATAGAGGTGCTCAGTTCCTTGAAACAGGTGCTGTTTATGCTCCATATATTCCACTTATCATGACTCCATTAGTATATGATCCATCTAACTTTACTCCGCGTAAAGGTGTGATGACTAGATATGCTAAGAAAATGGTAAGACCAGAATTCTATGGTAAAGTACATGTAGATGGTTTGGATACTGTTTAATAATTAATTAATTTAAATTAATAAATTATTGAATAAATAATTAAGGGGAGACTTAGGTCTCCCTTTTTTTATGGCTTTATATTTATATTAAATAAAGGAGTCACGTGTATGGCAGTAAAAGACAATATGGTAAAGAGCCCGCCAAAAGGGGCTGTTAGGTTTTCACTTTCATTATCAGATGAACAAAAAAAAGCAAAAACACAAATATTAAAACATCCATATAATTTTATAGTAGGAAAAGCAGGTAGTGGTAAAACATTATTAGCAGTACAAGTTGCATTAGATCAATTTTTTAAAAGACAATACAATAAAATTATTATAACAAGACCAACTATTTCTACAGAGGATAATGGATTCTTACCGGGATCAGAAAGAGAAAAAATGGAACCATGGTTAGTTCCTATTAGATCTAATATGAGAAAAGTTTATAATAAACCAGAATTATTAGAAAAAATGGAAAAGTCTGAACAAATTGAATTAGTTTCATTAGCACATTTTAGAGGAAGAACTTTTGATAATGCAATTGTAATTGTAGATGAATTTCAAAACTTAACAAGGTCACAATTAGCTATGGCAATTGGTAGATTAGGTAAAGATAGCAAAATGTTGTTTTGTGGAGATTCATATCAAATAGATTTAAAAGATAAAAATTATTCAGCGTATCATGATATGGCAAAATTAACAAATTCAAAATATGTTTACAAAACAGTATTAAATGACTCGCATAGGCATGATGCTATAGATGATTTGTTAGAATTATTAAATGGTTATCATTAATTAGTATATTTATATTAAATGGCTACTAAAATAACATGGGGTGAGGCAAACTTTAAATGGAATGATAATCCCCATATATGGAACTTGGTCCTTGAAATTGTAGAAGCAATTGAATCAGGTGTCGGTGTTTCAGAAGCAGTAGAACAACTTGAACCAGAAAAGAAAAAAAGATTTATTCGTTTAGTTTGCAAAGTTAAAGGAATAGAAACTTATTCAGGTCAAAAAACTATTAAAGATGACATTAAAATATCGGCTGATGATATTACGCTTGTTATTAAAGAAGTATTAAATGTTGATTTGACAGTAGAAAATATAAAAATATGAGTTGGATAAGACATAGAATATTGAAAGGTGATAAAGGTTTAGGAGATACTGTTGAAAGATTTACAACTGCAACCGGTATAAAAAATCTAGTTCAAAAAATATCCATTTTTATGGGTAAAGATTGTATGTGTGAAAAGCGTAAGCATGTATTAAATGATATGTTTTCATATGAGAATTTGACTAATAAACAAAAAAATGATTTGAATAGTTTAATAAATATAGAAAAATATCATTTAAAATGACGGAGAAAATAAATGTATAAATTATTTACAGATAAATCAGAATTATTTGAATGTGACATTAAAATAGAAGGAACTAGTCTATCTAAATCAAAAGCAAGATTAGTAGTAGAAACTTCAGAATATAGTTTAATGTTTAATGGTAAAATATCATCTAATGGTAAGTGTACAATACCGATTAGGAAATTAAAGGGACTTATAGATGAGAGTAGCAAAGGTAATATGAGGCTAGAGGTTATCGCAGAAGATACATATTTTACACCATGGAAATCTGAATTTGAAGTTAATGCAAGTAAATCAGTTACAGTTGAAGTCAAATCTCAATCTAATAAAAAAGTAATAAAAGAAAATCGAATTCAAGTTTCAAATGTAAAACAGGAAATAACTCGAAAAGAAGTTGATCATGTTACCAATATTTTAAAATTATTAGTACGTGAAAACATCAATATGAAAAATTTACATTTGAAAAAGAACAGATTAAATAAAATAGTTGCAACGTATACAAAATATAAACCAATTAACGAAAATAAGAAATCAGTTATTAAGGGAGTTCTTAAAGGTTTATACAAAAAATAGGGTTATGTGATGGCAGATTTTACCGGCCAAAATATACAAGACACATATCAACGTGTAGTACAAATTGATAATGGTCAATTGCAAGATGGTACTGGAAGTGCACTTGTTTCACTTGATGTAACTGCATCTCATGCAATATCTGCATCTCATGAGATAACATTTGAATTATCATCATCACATGCTGAAACAGCTGATTTTTTAACTCCTGGTAATGATATTAATGTTAGACATGTAACAGCCTCTGGTAATATAAGCTCAAGTGGAACAATTACTGCAAATGAATATATCTTACCTTTTAATAAATTATTTAGAGCAATAGATAGTACAGGAGCTGAACAAAATATCATAAATAATTTTGCGATCGGAGCCATCACTTTTGGTGATGATGATTCAGGAACCCATATTGATGGAAAATCAGTTGTAATATCTTCTCCAAGTTTGGATACAACGGGACATATAACAGCCTCGGGTAATATAAGTTCAAGCGGTACTATTACAGGAATTATAAATGGAGGAACCTTTTGATAACTAACATATTTATATAAAAGTAGGAATAACATGCCAAGTGTAATACAATTAAAAACAGGAACAGGATCAGCCGTACCAAGTGCATTAGCGCAAGGTGAAGTTGCAATTAACATTGACAATGGATTATTTTATTATGGTTCTGGTTCTGGAGAAGATGTAAAACAATTAGAATCTTTTACTCATATAACAGCCTCAGGTGATATAAGTTCAAGTGGTCAATTATATGGTGGATTATTTAATAGCGACACTGGTATAATTATAGCAAGTCAAAGAGTTCTCTATGATTCAGTAGGAGATAATATAAAATTAGAAGACTCAGGTTTATGGGTAGAAGGTGGCCACATAACAGCCTCAGGTAACATAAGTGCAAGTGGAACTGGCACTAATTATATTGGCGGTGCTGAAATTGCTAGTGGTAGAGTTCGTGTAACAGATAGAGTTGAACATCTTGGAGATTCTGATACTTTTATTACATTTAATACTGATGAGTTAGTCTTAAGAACCGGAGGAACAGATAGATATACTGTTAATGGTAATGGACATCAATTCACAGGAAATATAACAGCATCAGGTAATATAAGTTCAAGTGGAAATGTAACTGCTACTCAATTAAGAGCTAACGGAAGAATATATACAAACTATAATTTATCTGAAGATCACTTTTTAAGAAATACAACAGTTAACAATCCAATAGTAAGTGCAGTAGGTGGATTTAATGTAGCAGGTCACTTAACAGCCTCAGGAGATATAAGTGCAAGTGGTGATATAATAGGTGGCGGACTTACTTTTAAAGATGCATCAATACAATTTACAGCTGAAGAAGATAATAAAATAGAATTAGATGCTTCAGGACATAAATATAATGCTTTAGATGGCGATACAATGCATTATAATGAAGCTGGAAATAATGTAGATATTAAAATGGAGTCTTCTGCCGGTGTAAATCTTTTTTCTCAAGGTAATGCACAAAAGATAGGAATAGGAGGTACGGTAGATCCACCAGAAGCATTAACAGTAACAGGTAATATAAGCGCAAGTGGTGATGTGCGTGCAAGTAATATAATTTTAAAAGATGATTCAAAAGTTGGAACTTTTACTGGTATTGAAAATACTGATACTTATATTCAATTTGATGATACTAATACTAAAATCACATTAAAGGTTGATGGTGACGATACAGTACAAGTTAAAAGTGGAACAGTTGGTATAGCAGGTCCTCCTGCATTCCAAATGGAATTAACAGTTGCAGGTGATATAAGCGCAAGTGGTGATGTAATCGCTGTATCAGGTTCATTTGATCATTTAAATATAGGACAATTTATTAGCCGTGATGGCGATCCTGATACTTTTATAAACTTTACTGATGACGATATAAATATCCAAGCTGGTGGCGTCAATATGTTAGATTTTACCCAAGGTGGCGCAAACGAAATAACTTTTAATGAAGAAGGAGTAGACATAGATGTTAGAATGGAAGGTAATACTGACCAACAGTTGTTTCATCTAAATGCTGGAACTGATAAAGTTGGTATTGGAACAGATTCTCCAAGTTCAAAATTACAAATAGATGGTGATTTAACTGCAACTCATGTAACAGCATCAGGAAATGTAAGTGCAAGTGGAATAATAACAACTACTATTGAAGGAACAGGTACAACTACAGGAATTGAAACATCTGGATATTTGAGTTCAAGTGCATTATATGTAGGAAATGGGAGTACATTTGTTAGTGCAAGTACAGGCAATCTTCAAGGTTCAGGTAATATAACTGGATTCACATCAATGTCAATATCATATATAACAGCATCTATAATAGATGTTGATGGCGATACTATTAGAATGGGAGGTGAACCTTTTACAAAATCAAATATTCAAGCTTTAAAATTAGGAAGAAGTTTAAAACCGATAAAAGATGGTAGAAACAAACCTGATGTTGAAGGTGATCAAGGAATATTTGAAAGTCATATAACAGCTTCAGGTAATATAAGTTCAAGTGGTAATATAATAGGTGATCATTTTATAGGATTAAATGATGTTCGACTTATTGAAAATAATAGCGATACAGTTACTGTAGGTTTTCAAAATAATACACCTATCCAATTAGGTAAAAATGCAAATCCAATAAAATTAGAAGGAAATATAACAGCATCTGGTAATATAAGTTCAACTGGTAATATAAGTTCAAGTGGAACGTTATCAGGACAAGCTGGTCATCTATTATATGATACCGGATCAATTTCTGCAACAGGAAATGTGCAAGGAGATATACTTAGATTTGGAAATGTAACAACATTAGCCGGAGCAATTTATGCACATACAGGTTCAGGTTGGGTATTAGCACATTCAGGTTCTAATGGCAATGCATCATCTTCATTAGCATTAGCAGTAGGAACAAATTCAACAAATGATGGTATGTTAATGAGAGGTATGGCAAATATAGGATATGATCCAGGAGGAGAAAATGGTTGTGCATTATATTTACAAGCACCAGGATCTGCATCTCATGTTCCTGCTACAACATCTGGACATGTTGCAAGAGTGGTAGGATGGAATTTTGGAACAGATACAATATATTTTAATCCAGACAATACTTGGGTATTAGTGAGTTAACATATGCCAACACAAATAATAAGACCAAATGCGACACTTTCACAAGGAGGAATGAATCCTAGTTCTAATATACATGCTGTCATTAATGATAATGATGATTTAACATTTGCATTTCAATCTAATTCTTCAGCATTTTATAAACTTGAATTTGATGATACATCAGGATTAGGTAGTGCAACAATTGAAAAATTTGTATTTAGTTTTCGAGCCATGCAAGATAGAAGACCAGGTGCAACTGTAGTAGTTACTCTTCAAGATGGTGCCGGACAAGCTTATTCTAATTTTACACTAGGAGGAAGTGGATTTGATGGTACTAAAACTACTTATGATAGTTCTGATTTTACTACACAACAAGATGGCTCAACCGCATTAGATGCAAGTTATCTAGATGGTTTAGAAGTAATAATAAATCCAAGTTCTCAAGGCCATAGAGTATTTGATATGTTTGTTACTGTAACATATTCAACAGGATATGGTAATACAGTCGCCGGCATTTCCGGTATAAGTGAAGTTATAGGAATAGCAACTGCCAATATAAGTAAAGTTATAGGAATATAATATGAATAGTCAACAAGAAAGATCATTATCAAGTAATTGGACAGGTTCTGCCATGGCAAATCCATTATCAGGAGACTGGGAACCATTATGGCAAGGAGATAATGTAATTTTAAGTGGCAGTGATAAAATATTAGAAGGCACATGGGAAGCAAATGCCTTTTCTGCAAGTGCAGCATATATTTGTCAAAATGGAGGAAACATATTACAAATAGGTTATGGAATGTGTCAAATAGCAAATTTTATTCAATCACATTCAATTAATTCACATACTATAATAATTGATCAACAAAAAGCATATGAACATGCAATTACATGGTCAGAAAATAAATCAAATGTAACTATTATAACAGGCAGTTTTTATGAAATGAATTTATCTGAATATGATGGTGTATTTATAAACAAAACAAAATTATTACATTGTTTTAAAAATACAGCAAGATCTAAAATTAAAAATGAAATATCTAATTTTACAAAAACTGGTTCTTTAGTAAGTTGGTATAATCAAATTAATGATTCTAGGAATATGTTAGGTATAGAAGATGTAGAATATCAACTTGTAACAATTGATACTGTTCCTATAGATTATACTTATACATATGATAATACTAATTATTATGTTCCAAAAAAGGAGATCACATAATGCCAACAACAATTACGATAGGAGAAAGTTTGAATCCTGTACAGGTATTAGGTAAATCAGTCTCGCAACAAGATGAATCTAATTATCTTGCATGTAGATCTGGCTCGGGTGAAGGTGGTGGAACAGAAGGATCGAGCGGAGGCGGTACAGCAATGAATATTGGAATTAGATCTGAAAAGACTAAAGTCAGTTTAAGTATAGCACGTTCATATACTATAATGCGTCATATTTTATCATTTCTTATTGCAGATACTCTTCCAGCAAATTCACAAATTACAGAGGCATCAGTCACATTAGTTTCAGCCGGATTCACTCAAGACCTTGAATTAGGTAGTGATAGTTTCTCATATGCAACAAGTTCTGTCTCAGTAGTTGCAGGAGAAAGAACAGGATTAGTTAATACAGGTGATTATGACTCAGTTAATATTACTGATGGAACAGGAGATCTTACCGATCGAGGTATGACATTTAGAACATATGATGATATAGATTCTGGATCATTTGTACCAACAACAAGTGGCCAAACTGTTACTATTCCATTAAATCAAAATGCAATGGATGATTTAGCAT